ATGGATTGATTGCTCAAGAAGTAAAAGCAGTTATTGATGAAAAGGGAATTGACTTTGGCGGGTTCCAAGATCACAAAGTAAAAAATGGAGATGATGTTTTGTCAATTGGATATGAAGAACTTATTGCACCTTTAATTAAAGCGGTTCAGGAATTAACTAAAAAAAATCAAGAGTTAGAAAACAAAATAATTCAAATTGAAACTAAACTATAACAAAACAAAAAAATAATATTATGCCACTAACAAAAGCAACCCCAAATGTAACGACAGGACTATTGCCAACAACTGGAGGAACAATTACTGGTGAGGTATTGTTTGGTATTCCAGCAGAAACTAAAGCAACTCCAGCAATTAGTTCTAGCGCACTTACGCTAAATCTATCTACTGGAACTTTGTTTTATGTTTCATTGAATTCTCCAATAACATCATTCACATTTTCTAATCCTCCATCGTCTCCAAAATCATTTTCATTCACGCTTCAATTTGTTGCTGATGGAACTGCTAGGGCGGTTACTTGGCCGACTGCTGTTAGGTGGCCGGGAGGTTCTGCACCAACATTAACATCAACAGCAAACAAAGTAGATACATTTACTTTTGTCACACATGATGGTGGAACAACTTGGTTTGGTTTTGTAAGTGGTCAAAATTCTTAATATGAAAAACTATGCTTTAATCAAAGATGGAGAGGCAACACGAATCGGTGGATTGCCTGTAACATTTGAAAATGTATCTAATTTTCATCTTCTTTCAGATGATGAAATTAAACCTTATGGTTGGCTTCCAGTCGAAACCATTTCAGAAAACAAAGAAATTCAAGAAAGCGTTGAATATGTCATTGAAGTGAATGTGGTAAAAGAAATCATCACCACAAGGGATAGAACGCAAGAAGAAATAGAAGAAGCAAACGCAAGTCAAGTAGAAGCCAAGTGGCATTCTGTTCGTTTTAAACGAAATAACTTGTTAAAAGAATCTGATATTGAAATTGTATCAGATAAATGGGATGCAATGGATTCTTCTTTAAAATTAGCATGGTCTGATTATCGAAAAGCATTGAGGGATATTCCTCAAACATATTCCAACCCAGATGATGTTGTTTACCCATCTAAACCATGAGTTTTACTTCCAATAAACTATTAAGTAGATCAGGTGCGGCAGCACCTCCTGCACCAATTAATCCAACATGGAATACTACAACTGCTGTTACTCCAACTCAATATGCAGTAACATATGGAGAAGGTATATTTGTTTCTGTAGGAATTAATGGATTAATTGGAGGGATGTATAGTAATGATGGAATAACATGGCAAACATCATCTATACCTGTAAGGTCATATAGGTCAATAGCATATGGAAACGGAAGATTTGTTGCTCTTGAGAACGGATCAACTAACGCAGCATGGAGTAATGATGGAATTACTTGGACAACAACAACGCTTCCTGTATCTGGTGCTTGGAGAGTTGCATATGGCAATGATAAATTCATTGCAGTAGCAGGTGATGTAATTGTTTATAGCACTAATGGTTCTAGTTGGACACAATCAACGCTTCCTACTGGGTCAGGAGGACAAATAAAATATGGAAATGGGAAATGGGTTGTTACTTCACTAACTACAACAGGTGCAGCGTATAGTACAGATGGAATTACTTGGACAACTTCAACGCTTCCATCCACTAATTTCAGAGGAATTGAATACGGAAATGGAAAATTTGTTATTGTTTCACAATCCTCAACAGCAGCAGCATATAGCAACGATGGTATAACATGGACAGCTACTACTTTGCCTTCTTCTACAGCTTGGAGTTCAGTAACATATGGAAATGGTAGATTCGTTGCTGTTTCACAAAATTCAACTAATGTTGCATATAGTGTAGATGGTGTTACTTGGACTGGTGATACTCTTCCAGCCACAAGTTTTAGGGGAATTGCATATGGAGAAGGTCGTTTTGTAACTGTTGGCGATGCTAATGCGTTATACACAAACCTAACTACATTTGGGTCATGGAATTCTACACCAGTTCCAAGTGCAACTTGGGTTACTGGAGCATATGGTGAAGGAAGATTTGTTGCTATTGCATTTGCTGATCTTTCTGCAAGAGCATTATATAGCGATGATGGAATAAATTGGGTTCAAACTACAATGCCATCTAATCAATCATGGTGGACAGCAGCATATGGTGAAGGAAGATTTGTTGCTATTGTTAATGATTCAAATATAGCAGCATATAGCAATGATGGAATAAATTGGGTTCAAACTACAATGCCATCTAGTGCAGGGTGGTTTGATGTTACATATGGGAACGGAAGATTTGTTGCTGTTGCTTATGGAACAACAGCAGCAGCATATAGCAATGATGGAATTACTTGGACGGCAATGACAATGCCGTCTGCTTCTCAATGGAGATCAGTAGCATATGGTGAAGGAAGATTTGTTGCTACCGCAAACCAGACAACAGCAGCAGCATATAGCAATGATGGAATAAATTGGACTGCATCTACAATGCCTTCAATTGGATCAAATAACTATAAAGGAATAGGATATGGAAATGGAATATTTGTTGCTACTGTAGATAGCATGAATACTGCTGCATATAGTTCAGATGGTATTACATGGTCAACATCAACTATGCCTAATATTCAACCTTGGGTTTCAGTAGCTTTCGGAGAAGGAAGATTTATGGCACTTGGATCGTCAAGGACAGCGTATAGTAATGATGGAATTAATTGGACAGCACTAATAATACAAAGTGGCAGCTATTACAAAGTATTGTATGGCGAAGGAGTATTTGTCGCTATTGGTGGTAATATGAAATACATGATACCAACAAACAGTTAAAAATATGTCTTGTTTCAAAAATAAGATTGAGTATAAAAAATAAAAGATTAAACAAATGTCATATACAAAAGAAAAAGCAGAATTGCCTGAAGGATTTATTGATTTAGGTGAGGAAGTTTCCGCGATGGGAATGACTGAAATCGAAATCGAGACTCCTAAAAACGAATATCACTACCCTTCGCTTTATTTTGACAATGCAGAAGAGTTGAGCAAGTTGCCAAAAGAAGGAACTGCTGTTATTCACTTTAAAAAAGTCATGGAAAAAAAAGAAACCATGATGCGTGACGGCAAAGAAACAAAACGTCATTGTTGCGAGCTTCAGATCAATGGTATTAAATCCAACGGATCAAGTGACGATGAGATGGATGACGAGGAAGCAATCGACTCTGGGCTAGAAGAAGCTGAGTCTACAAAACCAACAACTAAAATTGAGATTGAAATCGGTGGTGAGGAAGAGGAAGATTAATTTATGGCAAAACAACCAACTGAGGCAGTAATGCCCGAACCTGCAATGGGAATGGATCTCCCTGAAGATATGAGCGGAATCCCTTCTCCAATGGCAGAAGAGGGTGCTGTAACTATTTCTGTAGCTAAATCGAAGTTCGACGAACTGCACAGCATTGCTATGCAACTTGCTGGAGTAATCGATGCTCTTGCCGCTGACGTAGAGGGTCAAAAAGCCGCAACTGAATCGCTAGAAGGCAAAGCACCTGCTGCTGAAAATGCAGCAATGGCTAGTGAAGAAGATTTTCTGAATTCTATTGCATCTGAAGGATCAATGCGCTAATATCACGTCATGTTTGTCGATCAAATCTTTGAGGAATGTGCGGAGATTTTAGGAACTACTGACGAGAAAAGAGTTTACCGCAAAATCACGCAGGCTGTTCAGACGCTTATGGAGTCTGGGCATTGGATGCAATCCACCGCAGACGTTGATGTTTGCACTGGTTGGGATGGTTGTACTATTGCTCTTCCCCGTGGGATAGACGTTCCCCTTGCGGTTAACGTAGATGGTTCCCCAGTGTATTTTAGAAATCGGTTATTCCAATACCATGTTAACAAGGGAGGTAAGTTTAATACTGTTGAGTGGGCATGGGATGATCGAGGATATGTAGCAACTTTAATGGAGATTATTAAACCATCTCAATTGGTTGCTGTTGCTGAAAGCGAAAACGATGTTGGTAAAATCATTCGCTTAACAGGAACTGATGCTAATAACCGAGATTTACGCAGTCAACTCAAAGACGGAACTGGAGTTGATGGTTTGCTTATTCCAATCCATTCTCAAACTGATTTCGCGTATGGAACAATCACAACAGATGATGCTACTATTCGCACCCGCGAGGTTGCTATAAGCCCAATTAACAAATTTGCGTCTACAACCCCTCATACGCTTGATTCTGGTCAAGGAATGGCTGTTACTGCGATTTCTGGAACTATCCCAGTTCCGCTTTCCAATGGGAAAACATACTACATTGGCGTTTTGGATGCTCTAACGATTCAGATCCATACCGATTCCCTCAATGCACAAGAAGGCAATTACCCCATTTCCCTCCAATCGATAGTGGGAGCAGGGCCATTGAAATTCCTAGACTCTAGGACTTCATTTGTCGTAACTGCTCTTCAATTCGCGTCTGCTCCCACTATTCGGATAACTACAGCAAATCCAATCACATTTCCATCTGGACAATCATTGCCTATTGGAATTCGATCTGGTGTTACCTATTTTGGAAACCTTTTAGATTCTACTCACCTTCAGATTTTTAGTTCTATTTCTGACGCTCAATCTAACATTAATCCAGTTTATATTACTGGATCAACAAACCCAATAAATGTTGATGTTAGAAAAGAAATTGTTCCAGAAACAAAACTTACATTTAGTCAACGTCATTATTTTAATGACGCAGATCAGGTGCAAGCCACAACAGATGGTGGAGTTCTTCCAAAACCATTAATTACGAATCAAAATTATTTTGTAAACGTAATTGATGATTTTTCTGTATCCATACATTTAAACAGATCCGATGCAATAAATTCGTCTCCAACAGATTTAATAAATCCGATTGAAATAACAACTGATGGGGCTGGATCAAACTCTATTGTTAAATTAATACAGTCAACAATTAGGACTGGAACACAATCTCAAGTTACAGCACCATCATTAAACATTAATTCCCCAACTGGATCTGACGCGCAATTTCAACCTGTTATAGTTGGTTCTGTTACATCTGTAAACATTACTTATGAAGGAACAGGATACACATCTCCTCCATCTGTTGTATTTTCAGATCCAATCACACCTCCAGTAAATAGCGGTTATTTAATTTCTAATAAGACGGCACAAGGGTATGCCACGATCAATACCTTAACAAACAAAGTAACAGGGGTTGTAATTACAGACCCCGGTTCTGGATATTCATCTGCTCCAACAGTTACTATTGCTGGGCCAACAGCAAGTCCAATTATACCAGTTAAAACATTGACTGCAAACGGAACGCTTGCTACTTGTGTAACTGAAATCCCACATAATTTTTCTAGTGAAAATATACAAATATCTGGAGCCACTCCAGATACATATAATGGCACATTTTCAATAACATATTTAACACCAACATCGTTTACATATACATTAAATCAATCACTTGGAGCGACTAAAGCAATAACTGCTTTAACAAGCGGAACATACAATATAACATCAATAACTCAAACTGGATCCAGCTACCCAGTAGTAACAACTTCAGTTGCTCATAATATTAAATTAAACCAAAGGGTTTCGATTTCTGGAGCAGCAATATCAAACACTGGAGTTGATTTAAATGGTGTTTGGCAAGCTGTGTCAGTAGGCTCAACAACATTTACAATTGTCTATTCTGGCCCAAGTATAGGAACAGTAAATGTATCTACCGCACAAACTTGGATGGCTCCATTTCCAGATACCGACTCCACTTTAACATATGCAACGGCAACTTGTAATGGACATGGAATTACAAATGGAACAACTGTATTTATTGCAGGAGCGGTTCCCGTAGGATTAAATGGGGAATCAAATGGATATGTAACAATATTAAATTCACTAACAAATACCTTTCAATACCCAGTAAAGGGGGGATTAAATAATAATTCTGGAACAGCAACAGTATTTCAATATCCAGCATTAGGAACAATAATAGCTAAAAAACCAGATGCTGCGGCAGCATTAGCGTCTTGCACGATTCAAACGTCATTTATTTCGTATTACAATCAATTAAATGGGGGCAGTGGATATGTAAATGACCCTATTATTAAAATAATTTCGGGAAATGGATCTGGAGCAACAGCAAAAGCTACGATTGTAAATGGTTCTGTTACAAAACTAACACCAATAACTGCTGGATCCAATTACACTGGATCGGCATCCGTCCAGATAACTCCATCCACTGGAATATACATTAATTTTTCTTCAACTGGATCACTTCCATCCCCACTATCTTCTGGAACAACATATAGAATAGAAACACCACTAAACTCGCAAACAGGCAATTTCACTGTTAAAAACTTAGATTTTAGCGATGTTGATATCACATCCGTTGGATCTGGCACATTTTATACTGTGCTTTCCAGAACATTTGGGGTGGATTTCACAAATAATTGGAGAGGAGATTTTTTAAATTTAACAACCCCATCTACGATTTATTGGGGAACTGATTACTTGCTGCCATTAACAAATCCATCAATTGACAATGGAACAACTCCAGCTTATTTAAATATTATATCTTCATCTGTTGCTAAAGCATACACGTCTTCTGTTGACGCTTCTGCTGGTGGTGTTAATGGATTAATTAATGTCGTTTCACTTGGGACTGGTCAATCATATTTTGCTAAACGATTTGCGGTATCTTCACTTCCATATAACGATCTTATTAAACCATCAAATGTTAATTTTCTACAGGAAAATGAATCTGTTAAGTTTTCTACCAGCGGAACAATGCCATCACCATTAGTTGCTGGAACTGATTATCAAGTTAAAGTTATTGGTGATAGCATTAATGTTTATTCTGATGGAGTATTGGTTCCAATTACGGGTCTTGGAACTGGACAATTGTCACTAGACATTCAGCGCACATTTAACGCATCTCCTTCAACAAGCATAATTTCAGATGCATTACTCTATAATACAGGGCAATCAATTACTGTAAGAGCAAATTCTGGAGATGTTTTGCCATCTGGATTGAATGTAGATACAACGTATTTTGTTAGACGTATTGCAAATAACGAAATAGAACTTTATAGCACACAAGAAAAAGCAGAAAATCTTTTATCGACAGATGGACGTGTATCATTTCTTACAAGCGGACTTACAATGAATAGCAAATTTTTCGTAGACGCAATTGAACCTCCAATTCTGGTCAAAAGCGTTGCTAATATCCAGAAACCACTTACGGATGGTTTTGTTAGTCTGTATGCAATGGATTATGGACGCAGTAACGATTTGACGCTGATTGGTCAATACCACCCTCAAGAAGTCAATCCGCAGTATCGCAGGATTCGCATTGGCAAACCATGCGCGTGGGCAAGAATTGCCTATAGGCTAAAACCTCCAGTTATTACTAGCAAGTACGACTTTATTCCGATTGAGCATACACGCGCAATCATTTGCGGAGTCCATGCTTGCGACTTGGAAGACAAAGACTTTGCTGAACAATCACTGCGTTACTGGGGATTTGCTTTGGCATATCTGAAGAATCAGCAAGAACATCAAGATGGTCACGCTTTTGTTCCTCCACAAATTAATGATTTGACCTATGGTGATGGAACTGATCCAGTTATGTTCTAGTAATGAAAAGTGAAAATATCACATCAGGCAGGCTTAAAAAAGTCTCAACGGGATGGATTCAGGGAGTTAATTCTGTTAGGAATCCTTGGTCACTTCCTGAAAACCAGTTCAAGTGGGGAGTTAATGTAAGTGTCCGTGGTGGTATCGTTCAAACAAGGCCGGGACATAAAATGCAACTCTCCCTTCCCGCTGGTAATTTCCAAGGTGGCATTCTATTTTCTGCAAATAAACAAAAAGACGCTGCACTTACGCGAGAACAAGATGGAGTTGTAACAATAACTCCATCTACTATTTTCGATGTAAATGGAAATGGTGTTTTTGAGAGTGAATTGTCATACATGGTTTTTGCTGTTAATGGTAAGGTTTATTACTCTCTATTTCCATTAGTACAACCAAGCAATTGGGAGGATTTTCGTCTCAAAAATATATCAATGGATCCAAATGTAGATCAATTTGTTTTTGAGCTTGCAACTCGATCTGCAAACCTTTCTACAGGTGAAAATGAATTCACAACTCCTGCTCACAGAATAGTTATGATTCAAGATGGTATGTCATATCCATCATATTGGGATGGTTCTGACACATCTGGTGTACAACTTTCAACTATACCTGTTGGGTTTTGGATGGCATACTCTGCAAATCGAATGTGGATTGCGAATAAAAATATTGTGTTTGCCTCAGACTTGGGAGATCCAACCTCATTCCAAGAACGCACCACAGGAACTTCCCGTGGTGACTTTAGCTTTTCACGACCAATCACTGCAATGACAAGCTATGTTGGTCAGGATACGTCAACGAGGTTAATTGTATTCACAGATCGTTCTACATTTCAGCTTAAATCAGGCATCCTTGACCGAGATCAATGGGTCACTACGGAAAACTTCCAATCTACCTTATACCCAACTGTTGGATGCGTTGCAGGAAAATCAATTGCTTTTCAAGCTGGGCAAATGTGGTGGTACTCGCAAGGTGGACTGATGACATCGGATATCGCGGCAACGTCTTACCTGTCATCTCAGATACTTTTTAAAGACGTTGAAATGGCTAGGGCAAAGCGACTCATGTCAGCAGATCCTACAAAGATTTGTGCGACTGGATTTGAAAACTACTTGCTCTATTCGATTCCTTACTTGCAGACATTAAATTCAGACACGATGGTAATGGACTATGCTGCCGCTTCCGAATGGGGTAGTGGGGAAAGCAGGTTTCCAGCATGGGCGGGAGTTTGGACAGGCACACGTCCAGTAGAGTGGACTACAGGTGTTATTGACGGGCAATCTCGATGCTTCCATTTTTCTGTGGATTACTCAGCAACAAACGATGGATCATTCAACCATCTTTGGGAATCATTCCAGCCAGAACGGGTTGATTCTTACCTCCAGATCAATCCAGACAAAACCACAACGACACTCTACAACCGCATTTACTCGCAATTTGAAACTCCATTGCTTGGTGATGAAATGGATTTAAAGAAGTTTGTCTATGCGGAGATTGAATCTACGCAGATTGGTGGCACAGTTGATCTAAAAGTGTCCTACAGGGGCAGCAAGGGTTCATATAACCCAATCTTAGAGAAACGCATCTTGGCAGTCACTGCTGACTACCAGTGGGAAAATACACCATACGAATCAGAGATTAAGAATCTAGGGTTTTTGAATTCACAATATCGAAGACTTACGACTGAATCGGCTCAACGAAACTCTCTTGTTTCAACCTGCGAGTCATATCTAACAGATGATGTCGATAAGGCATTTTCGCTACTAATCGAGTGGTGCGGTGAATTCGGAGTGGAGATTGTTCGACTCTTTATGGATCCTTGGCAGGAAAAATCCACTGGTGTTCCACAGGGGGATGAGACAAAATCGTGCGTTGTTGCTCAGACAGGTGAAACCTTGTCGATTGATTTGCTTCCTAATCCATACGAACATAAACCAACAACTGACAATTCATATAGTGCAAAGGTGTTTAAAACATTTAGTTTAACTTGCGAACAAAACCCAGAAAATTCAGTTTCAGCTACTGCTTCTGCAACTTATATTTCATATATTAGTTTTGAACACGCTCAACAAGAAGCTGGAATTATTGCTCTTCAATCCGCAACGGCTGCTGCACAGGAATATAAAACGCAAAATCCTTGTTAATATGCCTTCAATATCTACAGCAACAAAAGAAGTAACAAACTTTCCTAGTAAGTTTATTTCTCCATTTGGTGACGATCCAATTGTTCCAATTTATTCTTCAGTACCATTTACAAGTAATCAAAATAATTGTTTGCCATGTGCTGTCTGTGGAAATAATTCCACTCGTAATAACATTCTAAAAACAGAAGCAGAAAAATTTTCTAATTATAATCAAAGCGAAATAGATGGATCAGATATTTCTGTTGGAATATCATATGCTTGTTGGTTAGAATGGACTCCATCAGCATCTACAGTTTGCTTAGGAACATCTTTTCAGCAATCCAGATCAAATATTTGCACTGGAGAATCCCAAACCAGATTTTCCACTGGAACGTCCGTTCCTAATTGGTCTGCATGGAGTCCAGATGCTTCTACAGTCTGCTTAGGAACTTCATTTCAGCAATCTCGCACCGATTTAAAAGGAAAATGCTCTCCACAAACGCAACAAACTACTGGAACATCTGCTCCAAATTGGTCAGCATGGAGTCCAGATGCTTCTACAATCTGCTTAGGAACTTCATTTCAGCAATCTCGTACAGATTTAAATGGGAAATGTTCTCCACAAACACAACAAGCAACTGGAACATCTGCTCCAAATTGGTCTGCATGGAGTCCAGATGCTTCTACAGTCTGCTTAGGAACTTCATTTCAGCAATCTCGTACAGATTTGAATGGGAAATGCTCTCCACAAACACAACAGGCTACTGGAACATCTGCACCAAATTGGTCAGCATGGAGTCCAGATGCTTCTACTATTTGTTCTGGAATTGTTTTCCAGCAATCTCGCACAGATTTAAATGGAAAATGCGGATCACAAACGCAAAATGCAACTGGAACAAAAAACTGCAATACATTAAGTGTGTTATTTGCCAGATTTGATTAATTATGACTTTAACAGATTCTATAAAAGAACAGATTAACGATTTATTTCAAGCAAATCAACACGCTGGAGTGCATAGCGTTGGTCTTGGATATAAATTTAAAAATGGAGAAAGAACTGATGAGATAGGAATTGTTTTCAATGTTTCTGAAAAGAAATCTGAATCCGATTTGCCGAAAGATCATATATTGCCAGCATCTCTTGTTGTTGACGGAAATTTAGTTAAAACTGACGTTATCCAATCTGAGAAAATAAAATTAGCGTATTGTTATTCTGGAAGCGACCCGAATCTTACTCAATTACAAGATCCTGCTCCGGGAGGAGGCGCATTTTTTATGCGTGGTGGTATTCAGATTTGGCAATTCCCAACAGGATGGACAAGTGGTGGTGTCGGAAAAGTTGGAACATTAGGATTTTTCGCAACAGACAATGAAAATGGAAGAATTGTAGGTGTAACAAATAGCCATGTTTCTGTTTATAAAAGAGAAATAGCAAGTGAAGCTACTCAAGCGGCAGATAATACCATTGAATCTACAAAATGGATTATAGATAATCAATATTATATTCCAACAGCAACAGTTGGCCCATCAGCATACAACTTTGCTTTTAATAGAATCAATAGATATGTTCCAATTTTAGCAAAACCTGCTGTAAATTATGTTGACGGATGCTTGTTGATACCAAGTCTTAATTATATTGATAATAATTCATATAGGATGATTCAACCGATAGATCAACCAACATATCCAACATCAATGCCATTTGCAACAACAGCAGAAATTAACAATTTACTTACAACAAATGGAGCCAACCTTGGAAGAGTATATTCAACGGGCAAAACTACTGGGCCTAAAGGCTGGGGAAGTGGTTACTGTAAGATTTTTGTAAGTCAAGTTGGAGTTATAGCGGATACTGGAGAACTATTTAACGATCAAATTTTTGTCCAAACTGATAACAACACATCTCCTATTACTGGAGGTGATTCTGGGTCATGCGTAACCGCTGATATTAATGGGACAATAAAAATTATTGGATTAATGTTTGCGGCTAATGCAGGTATAGGCCCATTGCCCCAACCAAATAGTATTGGCGTATTAAATAGAATTGACAGGGTGGCAAGTGAACTTAATATATCTCCCTTTACAACTCCAATAAATACATCATTGCCTATACCATCACTTAAATCAATGGATTTGGCTACATATGGAGCATCAAAAACAATTCAACATGGTGGTCAAACATACTACCAAGTTGGTTTAACAAATAATACATACCCATAAATATGAGATCAAAAATTGAATATAAACTTACTCCAAACGGAACTAATGAATTCTTGGAACTTGTTGATTTTGCTGAAGAATTCGATCACAAGATCATCGAGCATCCTAATATTAATGTTTATGCACATTATCGTGATGGTGTGCTATTTGGATACTCTGATCATGTTTATATGCCAATCGTGTATCCAGCATTTCATCCTAAATATACAAGACCACAAGATGTTATACAAGTGATGAGCGACTGGAAGGCGCATTCACAACTTTCCAACTCACCGGGCTACATTGGAGTGCCATTAAAGGATGAACGAACTAACTTTACAAACGAAATAATGGAAAAATTAGGGTTGACTCCTCTTAAAAGAGAGGTTTATTCTTTAGCTTAATTAAACTTATGGGTGGCAAAACATATACTCCTCAAATTCAACAACCTCGTCCTGATCTTAACATGATGATGGCATCGGACGCAAACAAAGGAATGTATGGTGGTCTTGCATCTCAAAGCAAGCTATTTGAAATGGCTACACAGTTAAAGCCAATCTATCAAGAATTTGATCCATCTGCGGTATCTAAACAATCTTTTGAATTAGGCATCGAAAATGCCAATCGCGCACGTCAATTTGAAGAGTCGGTGGATCCAGCAACTGCAAGGATGCGAGCAGGAATGGGTGAGACTATTGAGAAACTAACATCTCCTGAGAGTTGGCAAGATAAGCTGGGGCAGTGGGCAAAGACAAAAGGATTGGCCCAAATGATGGGTACTGGAATCGACATGGGATCCACTATCGGCAAGTCTGCAATGTTTGATCAATCCACGGCACAGGGTAGGCAGATTGCTTTGGAAGACTTGGCACTGCGTCAAAAGTATCTTGATGCAACTCAAATGCAAGGTGGAATTGACCCCGGTTCATTGGTTGCTGCACAGCAAGCAGCAAAAGGACAAAACCAACAAAGTCTCCAAGAGTGGCAACGTGGTGTCCTATCTGGAGCGCAGGGTCTTGGTCAAACAGCACAAGACGCAATTAACCGCTCGATGGGTAATATCCAATCTGCTCACACTGCAAATGTTGCTGAAACTCAAAATTATAACAACATGATGAACCAAGTTATGGCACAAAACGCGCAAAGCAAAAATGCAGCAATGGGATCGTGGCTTACTGGTGGTGGCGCGGTTGCAGGGGCAGCAATTGGAACAGGTGCTGCAATTCTTATTTAATGAAAAACCTAATACATAAAACAATAGATAAAGCAGTTCGTTGGAACAAACAATGGCCCAATGCGGTCATTTTTTGGTCTGGTGGAAAGGACTCAACTGTCCTTCTTCATTTCTTAAAATTCAAATGTGGAATTGATTTGCCAGTAGTTCAGTTCAGACAACCTAAGTTTCGTGAAAGGTACGCTTACTCAGACAAGCTAATCAAAGATTGGCAACTCACCATGTACGAGTATCCAGCTTTTAAACATACGTTGGCAGATGGGCCAGACGTTGAGACTGGTGAAGTTCGTTTTGATCTACTGCACTACTTCCAATGGGGCAAAAACTCTGTTGTATTGTCTCTAGGAACAGAACGTCCCAAGGAAAACGAGCCATTTATGTGTGGTGTTGATGACTTCTTAATGCGTCCAACTGGAACATTTAATTTCCCGTGGAACGGAGTTTGGATTGGAACTAAATGGACAGACACTGACTTGATTAAAGGTCATGTTCCATTGGCTCAAGACATTCGTCATGTTGATGGAAATCCTGCATCACTTTACCTTTTAAAAGATTGGAACGATGAGAATGTTTATGAGTATCTGGAGACTAACAATGTGCAACCAGATCCAACTCGATATGTCAAAGGCAAGCATGGATGGATGAACAATCCTGACAAGTCATTGAATGCTGATTTTTATCCTGTCTGCCTCAATTGCGTTGATCGTCATCTAGGGCCACACGTCGATTGTCCAAAGCTAAAAGCAAAGATTACTAACATCTCCCATCTTGCGCCTTACGAAGATCTTGTAATGCCAGATTTGGGATTTAAACCAGTGAATTGGAATAACGGAGAATAAAATTATGGGTGGATCACAACCAGCAAACGCAACAGGAGCAGGAACACCAGTTCCCAATAGTCAATTCGGTGGGCTTCTTGGAAGTGCATCAAATGCCATTGGACGAACTGGTGACACCATGCAAAATCTATTTTCTGGAAAGTTAGGAACTGGAGCGCAACCTCGACCTGATTACAATCCCCAAAAACAGAACCAAATTGGTGATGCATTCAAGGATGCATTTGGAAAAGTTGGACAAGCTATATCGTCCCCATATGAACGCGCAGCAAAATCACAATCTGATTCCGCTTCAGCATGGTCTGCCATGCAACGTGGTAGTGGTGATGGAAGTGGTAGCTTGAGTTTCTCTTCGATGGGAGCATATGATGTTCCAGCTTCAGGTGAAGAAAAAGTATCACAGGGTTGGGCAGATGCGTTTAAGTCCGTTGGAACTGCTGCAATGGGCGCAATGGGTTCTGCTGCTGGTGGTGGTGCTGGAGGATTTGGATCACAAGCTGAGATGCTAAAGCATACCGCACCCGGAACAACTGGATCATTTAATGCTGGAATGGGATGGGTTCCCCGTGCTACCCGCGCTTAATGGACGATGAATACGACTGCGAAAAGTGCGGGGCTTGTTGTTGCTTCAAATGGTCTTGGCCTGTGCTGCGACGAGATCGATCTGATGCGACTGGTATCCCGAAAGAGATGCAAAGGGAAGACTACCCGTTAATGAAAACGACTGACTCTCGATGCGTTGCCTTGGACGGAAAAGTTGGTGAAAAAGTGTGCTG